TTTTATCGCTATCTAAAAGACCAATATTCTTTTCAGAAAACCATGCATCAATATTATGATAGTTCCAAAGATACTTCTTATATGCCTGACATTTCATATTCTTAATTTCATCCTTAAAAGTCTCAGAATATGTAATGAAATTTGTCCAGGTATAATCTTCGGTATTCTTAACTACATTATCAACGAATTCTGTATAAGTCTGAGTTCCTTCAACCTGAATAATTACATCTGTTTTTTCTAATGGATTATTTGAGGATGCAAAAATAGAATTCGGGTTGACTGTTACCGAATATTGAGTTGCTCTCGAGATTTCTTCCATTGTTTCAATAAGCTGGTCATACGTAATAGGAATATAGCCATTTTTTACAAAACTTGGGACTATATCATTAAAATCTTGCTTCGTAAATGGAATAGCAACTTGATTAATATTGAATGTATCTTTATTACTTATCATTGTTCACTATTATTTATAATAAAAAAACCAGTCATAAGGACTGGTTTTCGTAAAATTAGTAACCTAAAAGACCAATTATATAAGGTTTTGTGGTCGGCGGGAATTCCGATAATTCAAGCTTAGTTGCCATAAAGGAAACAGCCTGCATTAAAACTTCTCGGTTTTTCGCATCTTTTTGATCTAATTTTTCATAAAATTCCTTATGAGCTTCACGGAGCTTCGTAAGTTCTTCTACGTATTTTTGACCATCCTTATTGAATGTCGGTCCACCATGTTCATCCTTAACCGGCTGTCCATTTTCATCCTTATCACAATAGGTAGCAATAAGTTCCTGAGTCTTCTTGAACACTTCCGGAAATTCAGGTTCACGACGTTCATCGTAAAGTTCTGTCATAATCTGATTATAAAGCTGAACAAGCTGTTCACAGTTCTTATAGATGAACCATGAATATTTAGCATTTACACCTTCAGCCTGAAGCCTAGGATTAAACTCTTCAAAAAGTTGCTTAACCTGAAACTTCGTAAGTTGTACTTCTTCTACTTTCATTTTATTTTTCCTTTTTCTCTATTCTACCATTTAAATACGGTATTAATGTTTCTTGTAAATCTCTACATTCGTGTGTTTCTATCAAAGACTTATTTGAATTTGGAATTTGAACCAATCTCATTTCACCAACTTTTATATCAGTATGTTTTTCCAAAATAGCTTTATATGTATTTAACTGTAATTCATAGTGATTAATATTACAATCATCTAAGAAATTAAATGGCGCATTAAGCTTCTGATATCTATTTGTAAATTCCCAACTCTTATTAGTCTTCCAGTCAAGAATAGAAACACATTTCTTTTTCTTATTATATGCTAAAAAGTCAATAGTTCCACATAATCGCCATTCCCTATCATAAACTATTGTTTCGTTTTTAATCGGAATGTATCGCTCTCTAAGGAGTTTCATTATATGGTCGCATTTTTCTTTTCGATATTTATAATCTTCTTCCATTCCTGGATATTGTTCAAATAATCTCTTATCAGGATAGAACTGTTTATTCTGCCAAGCATATTCCAAAGTAGCATGAACCATAGTTCCTAATACACAGGCATAGTCACCAGAGGCTTTCCACATAGCACGTAACTCTTCAACTGTCTTACCTAGATATTCTGGATGCTTCGGTTCTTTACCTTGTTTAACAGCTGTTTCTGCACTCTTAATTGCCTTCTTAGCAATCTCGTCCCAATCTTTTTCTTGTTCAAGTTGTCCAACAAATGTAGTTACAGATGTATAGTTAGTTCCGTAACTGTCAGTATACTTGTGTGGAAGTTCATCGAAAAATATATCGCTAAATGCATTCCATAATTGCTCATATATATCCATCTATTACCTCAACTACTTTAATCTGTCCCATTCTAATCGTAAATGTTCTAACTGCTTATGAAATGACCTATCTGCCCAAGAAGGCAATATAGATGCGAAATCTGCATACATACCACCAATATGTTTCCACCAAGTAGCTAAGCCAAATATTACATTATGTCTACCACCATCAGGTGCAGATTCAATCTTTTCCTCGATATATTCTTTGGCTTTAGATAAATCTGCCATACCATACTTCTTACGGAACTTTTCATATTCCTTTTCTTTTTGACGCAAATATTCTTCTTGTTTCTCTGGACCATATTCATAGCACATCTTAAATTCAAATCCAATCTCTTTAATCGGATTAAACAATGCACCATTATTCAACTTATAATAATATGGACTATCTGCTGTTTTAATTGCAGGAACTTTAAAGAACTGTGCTTTTGTAAAAGAAGCAACGTCCGCATGTTCAAAATATTTTACCAATAAATGCCATGCACTAAATGGCTTATTACTACATTTAAAGAATAATCTATTTACTTCATATTCCTTATCTAAGAATAAGAATACTCTGAACTTTTGCTTAACGCCATCGTAAGAATATGATGTATGTAATATGTAATAGAATCTACTAAACTTTCTTTCAAATTCTTCAATAGAATAATCTTTATCGTCATAGTCCAACATCAGAACATCGGTCGTTCCCATATTTTCTGTGCAACGCTTAGTTCCTTTTACTGAGACTATCTTCCATTGAGGAATGTTGTCTTTTGATTCAATAATAATTGGTTTCTTAATCGAATTGATAAAATTTTTTGCAACCGTCTTATTCCATTCCAATGGTCGCATATTATTATCAAATTGATTTTTAATTGTTTGTATATATCTCATTTTCAAATTTAAATATAGTAAAATTATTTATATTTATTTTTTCTATAATAATTTACTGTATTTTTTTATTTGCAAAAAAGGAAAGATTTTACTCTTTCCTTTTATTATCGATTACTTTTCGTAACGACCGCCAGATTTTTGTCTCATTACATTTTCAATATTCTTGTTGTAATAGAACTGATAAATCTGTTCGGGTGTCAATCTAATCGCAACAAAAATCTTGAAGAACTTAATCAACATAATATCACCAAGTTCTTGAATCTTGAGCGGGTCTTCCTTCCAAACATCGTAAGTCTTCCAGTCCTTATAACTCGAATTCTGATAGAGTTCCCCGACTGCTTCAATGAATTCACCAACGAGATAATGAAGGTCAGAAGTTCCAACAGTGCCAGTCTTCAAATCTTCAACAGCATGGTCATAGATTTCATTAATCTTCATCTTCGGACTATACTTGAGATAGAGCAACTGATTCATAACGAAATGCCAAGCATCAATAATTTCATACTTAACGAGATCCGTAATTTCATAATTATCCTTCTTGAGCTGGTCAAAGAATTCCCAAATCTCAGTAACTGTGGACATCATAAAATAACCAGAACGACGAGCATTTTCGAAATTATCCTTATCATTATCTGGTGCTAAAGAACCACGCTTCTTAGCAAGAATATTCTGCAATGCTCTCTGCATATTAAACATTGTACTAAGTGCTGTTTCAGCATCAAATTCCTTCGGAAAATCAGGAATTACAATTTCATCTTTTACTGCTTCTGCCGCATTCTTGGAATCAATACCAGGAATTGCATACTTCTTTGCTGCAGCGGCTTTAATTTCATCTGCTACTACAGTTGCTTTCTTTTTTAGTGCATTTTGTAACTGAATAAATGTATCTTGTTCTTCAACTACATTTCCATACATACCATTTGTATCAATCATGTTACTTCCTTCTCTTTTTAGCTTTAATTTCTTCTTCTTCTTTCTTTATGAGTTCTTCATTTAATTCATATTCTTCATCTGTTAAACCAAATAAATTTTTTAATACGAACTCACGTGAAAATAATGGACCTATTTCACCTTGATGAAGTTCTCTTGGCGTAAACTGAGCAAGCATACCAATATTACTTGCAATACTACATGTTCTTTCCCAATCAACTTTTGTTTTATTATTTTTTGTATCTGTTTTCATAAAAAAATCCTAAAATAAAACATAAGAGATTACTCTTATGTTTTATAATTTAATTTGGAGAATAAATTAGCCATTTGCAAGGCGTGCGAAGAAATCATCATCGTCATCAGATGTTTCTTCAGTGCTAGAAGAAGCACTTGTACCTGTATCTTCGTCCTCATCGAACGGCATAGTTGCAGTTTCAACCGCAGGTTTCTTAGTTTCAAGCGGAGTTCCAGCAAACATTTCATCATCATCAGATTCAACAATTGCAGAAGCCTTCGGAACAGTATTTACTGTTGCTTCATATTCAGTATTACCATCACTGAATTCTTCCATGAGGTCTTCGCCACCACTCTTCTTCTTATAGAATTCAAGAACATCCTTATAAGAACGAGTTTCAGATTCCTGCTTTTCAATATCCTTCAATGTATAGAGCTGAGACTCAATAACATCGATTTCTGCATCGGTCATTTCCTTCATCTTACCGTCAGCACCAAGCTTGCTAATACGACGAGGATTGCTAAAGTGAGAATTATCATAGTTAGGACCGTTCGGACCTCTTACACCTTCGAATACGAAGTTTGCACCAGCCTTGTCTTCACCTGCGAGAACAGCCTTATCATTCGGACCCCACCAAGAGAACGGGTTAATACCAGGAATCAAACCAAGTTCGGCATCATCCTTATCAGCCATTGCATCCTGAATGAACTTCATGATTGCACGACCATATTCAAAACGATAAACTTTACCTTCAGTTTCAGTTGCAGTAGGATTCTTTACGATATAAACGTTAGAATAGTAATGCGGCTTCCACTTTGCCTTAACCTTTGCTCTAGCTTCGTCTGTTCTGCCATACTTTTCCCAAACCTTTGAGTTGTAATCGCAAATTGGACACGGCTTATTCCACTTCTTCAAACAGTCACAACCGAACCATGCACCATTATCAAGCTGGAACATGTGATTACGGTTTTCGATCCAAGGAATATCTTCATCTGGATGAGCTGGCAAGAATCTCATAACGACGGTAAACTTACCGTCTGGACCCATCTTAGGCTTGAACAAGCCTTCGATTTCATAACTCTTCTTCTTAGAAGCATCTTCCTTTCGACCGACATTGACATTACCCATTGCTGCGTAAATGTCACTCATATTTCTTTTCTTTGGCATTTTACTTTTTCCTTTTTTCTAATTTCAAACGACCATTCGTTTGTAAAATCAAATATAGAAACAAATCGTTTAGATTTTCTTACAATCATTTTTATCTGAGATTTCTTTTTTCAATTTAATTATCATTTCACTGAATTTAATAAAACGTTTGTAATCAACATCTTTAATTTTTGATTTGTCTATTGTAAATCTATTATTTAACATTCCTTGTATATAGAATTCAGGATCCAGCTTGCCTTCAACATAGAGTTTATATGATTGATTTTCTTGTTTTTCATCAACATCATATAAGGAAAATCTAGTATCTGCAAAATCATTGATTCCCTGGTTACATGAAGCCATGAGCTCTTTCACCATTTTAATCTGAGCAGTTACAGATTTCCTCTTTTTGAAAATCATGCTATCCTGTATTTTATTTATAGAATTTATATCCTTCAATTCGGGACATTTTTTGTCAATTAAACATTTTTCTAGGACATACATTGTCCATTCTTCAATCGTAATTAAGCCAGAATTTATTTCATTTACTAAATTAATGGCGAACTTCGACATGTATTCTACTCTAAAATTATCAGCCACAAATTGGTTAATAAGGTAGTTTTCTAATGTATCATTAAGAAAGGTCACAAACGTATTGGTTTCAAAACGTTTCGCATTCCACATCTTCTTAATGACTTTATATAATGCATAAATTTGATATCTATCTATCATACGAAAAAGTCGTTTAAAGATGATTTACTTTTATTAATATTGTATTTTTCCTTTAATGCATTCATTAGTGAATAGTAATTCAATTCATCAAGACACTTGATTACTATTTGTGGCTCGAACCAATCTTCTACAAGATATGCCATTGCATCAGCAATAGGAATAAGCTTTTCCTTATTCAACTTATAAAGAATATTATTGAACTTGTTATATTCAGCTGGTTCATTCTTGATAACACGAATCATATAGACAGGAATTCTCGAAACTCCGTCTATATCGTCGAAATCAATACCGTTATCCTTCATTACCTTATAAAAGTATGCTTTCGTTCCAATCTGTAATAAGTCTTCAGTTATTAATATATCTTCTTCGTTAATCATATCCTTTCCTGTATTAGAATTCGAAATTATTTAAATCAGATTGTTCAATTTTTTCTCTAGGTTCAGTCATTGGATCATAACTTCCAGCTGGAGCACCATCAAATGACTTCAAATCATAAATCTTCTGTTTTGCTGTATCAACGCCAATCGTTACAACACTTGATTTCGGTTGACCGTATCTAGTCTTCAACAACTTGACCGTATACATATTTGCTTCTTTCAATTCTGGCGTCTGAGTAATACCAAAGATTACATCTGCCTTCATTGTCTGACCGAAAGAGTCAGCTGCATCATCCAAACCAAGTTCTGCTTTACCATAACCACCTCTGTTAGACTGAGCTGCAGTCAAAACAGGAATATTCATTTCCATACCGATACTTCTAACCTGAGCACAAATTTCTCTCAACTTACTGTTATCATTTTCAGATGGGTTAGGTCTACCGTTAGGAATCATACATCCAATATAGTCAATAACTAATGCATCAGGAACAAAACCACGTTTTTCTTTAAGTTCTTGCATTAATGCTTTAATTGCAAGTGCATTAATACAACCTTCGGAATATTCCTTAATCACCAACTTGTTATGACCAATACCACTAGCTCTCTTCTTCCAGAGTTTAGCATAAGCTTCCTTATTCAATGCTCTCAATTCATTCTGAGTAATATCGAATATGTTTTGCATAATTCTCTGACCGACTTTAACTTCGGAATCTTCGAATGAAACATAAAGAACTTTCCAACCGCCTAATACCAATGCAGAAGTTATAGAACAAAGAACCAATGTTTTACCAACGTTGGTGCTAGCCATGACTTCAATTAATGCTTTAGTATGTAAACCACCGCCAATCATTTCATCGAGTGATTTACAACCAGTTGGCAATAATCTTTCATTCGTAATAATATTGTTAAAAATTATTTCTGGTTCTTCAAAGAATGAAAAACCAACTTTCGTATCAAAAGAGAATGATTCAGCATAAGCCATATCATCTGCAAAACTACCTTTCGACTTACCAGAAGCACAATATTCTGTATATGCCATACAGACTCTGCTACCAAGACGTTTTCTTACAAAAGTCTGAATCTCATCCAAAATATATGGAGTATTTACATCAGAATCAGCAATCTCCATACATTTTTCAAATTCTTTAACTGCCCTTTCGTCTTTTAATATTCTCTTTACCTCAATAACATTCGGCATTTCAGAATATCTAGTATTATAATCTATAATAGCATCAACTATATACTTGTGGTCTGTATTTGTGAACCATGAATTATCTAATTCGGGAACAACCTTACTTGAAACATCATGATTAGCATATAAAGTCTTAATAATTACTTGTTCAAATTCGTTATCTGTCATAGTTCGTTATTTATAAAAGTGTTTACATTCTCAAATATAGAAAACAATTACTTAATTTTTTTAACAAAGATTTTATTTTGAATTTTTATAAATTATCTTCTATAATCTTTTCGGATATTTCATCCATTTTATCTAAAGCATATGCATTCTTAACAGTTTCATCTTCTACAACGTCGGTATCAAATCTATCGATGTGCATAACCATTCGCCTAAACTGTTCAACTGGGAATGTATTCATAAAGCTATCTTTTTCCATAATCAACTCCAAAATATAGAAATAATGGTCCTTGTTGAAGGGCCGTATATTATTTATTCTGTATTTTTAGTTCAATGTTAGCTTATTTAAATGTATCAATACGTCTTCAACTATCCAATCATAGCCTTCTAGTGTTCCTTCAACTGATACATAATGTTTTCCAAGCTTATCTAGCATAGCTCTTACTTTTACATCTATTTCTTTAGCTTCATCCTCAGTTTGATTTCTTCCTGCTGGATTATAGGCTTTTCTACGTTCTATGAAATAATTAAGTTGATTCTTATATTTACCATCTTCACCTATACATGCAGTTTTAATATATTCTTCATCGGTATAGAATGAACCTAAAATAATAGGACTATCAGTAACAGCTACATCTACCTTACCATATACTCTGGCAAGCCTAAATGCTTGTTTACCAGATATATAGAACTGACAATTAAGCACCTTCTGGTTTTCTTCCCACGTCTTATCTTTTGCAAATTCTGTTACATATTCAGCATTAATGCCAGCCATTTTAAGCTTTGAAAAAATATAGGCCGCAGCAGTCGATTTTCCTGCTCCTGGACCTGCGAATAAATTGACTATTAGTGTATCTATCATATAACCTCAAATATAGAAATTTTATTATATATGACGTTCAATATAAAAAATAACCGGGATTTTCACCCGGTCTTTTATTATTCTTCGTCTTCGTAATCTTCGTCTTCACCTGAAGCCGCAACATTCGGATCGATACCTGTATTTTCACTCAAATCAGCGTCTTCCTTTTCCATTAACTTCATAATGTCTTCAGAAGCGTTAATCAATACCTGGTCTTCGAATGCGAACTTAGCTTCAACATAGTGTCTAAATGTTTCATCCTTGTAAAGTGGAATCCAGAATTTAGCACAGTAAAGTTCAGATTCTTTCCATACTCTTTCAGGCTTTCCAAGCTCACCAGTTTCTTTGTCAACCTGGACATCATAACCGATTCGAGCATAATATCCAGGTTTCGGTTTATAAACGATACCACAGTCCTGAGCTTCTTCAAGCAAGCCGTAATAAGGAGAAATACCACCAGCATGGAGAATAAGATATTGAGTCTTTACGAATTCCTTAGCAGAACGACCCTTAGCAACACCAGCTGTAATAACCTTACCGAGAATGTTCTTATCCTTGTCCTTTTCCTTCTTAGTAGAAGAACCAAGCATAATGTTTTCAGCATTGAATATGATTCTCATACCACCTGGAATCTTATACGGATCACCATACATTTCGAGAGAAGCATAAACGTGGTTCATAACGAGGGTTGTAAAACCAGCACTTAAGAGAAGGTTTGCAAGTTCATTCTTAAACTTAGCAGAAGACATGTTTACAGCACTTGATGCTTGTTCAGCCTTTTCAATGACCTGTTCTTCGATAATTGGACCCCAGGAGTCGAAAAGAAGAAAAGTATTACGTGCTTCGTCAAGAGTAAGACCACTCATGAGCTTTGTAATGAACTGTTTAATTTTTGGAATTCGGTTTGTCGGTCCAAATACACCGACTTCTTTCATGTTAATTCCGAGCTTAGTAAGAAGTTCGTAGTTAACAGAGTTTTCAGTATCGACAATGAAGCAGTTCATACCAGAATCTTGTGCAGACTTAAGAACTGCGTAGCCAATCATAGATTTACCCCAACCAGAACCGGCTGCAATCATACTGATTGAACCTTTCTTGATACCGCCCTTAATTTTACCTGAGAGCAACAGGTTGACTGAAATACAGTTTGTGCTCAACCATTCAATCGGTTTTTGTTCAGTTCTAAGCATGTCGGCGAAAGCCTTTTCTTTCATCATTTTAGCAAGCAATTTATTTGCCATCTTTTTACCTCAATTTAATACAATTTGACATCACGGACTTTCAGCTGATAATGGTTATAAATCGTCCATTTTATAACGTTTTTTATTATCAACCTTTTTATTTATAATTGTAAACTTTCTTTTACAAATATAGAAAAAAGTTACTGACATAGCGTCAATAACTTTTTAATTTGGATATTTCTAATTATTTTAACCTAAGCGTTCATTGATTACGAAACCATCAGACGGATATAAATCACGATATGGATTTCTTACAGTTTGAACAAAATCAGTATCTTTCTTTACACCTTCGGAAACAATGTCTTTGTCAACTACCATAGCTGGTTTTTCATTAACAAATTCCTTAGATTCCTTTACGACACTCGGCTTGAATAATGCTTCTGCTGGCTTCTGTGCAGCAGATTCATTAACCGGTTCTGCCTGATGTTGTGCTTCATATTCTTTAAGCTTAACCTTATGCTTAGACCACATATGTGAACCAAGCTTCATTCGATTTTCAAACGGTTCTCCGCAAATTGGACAAATTTCACTCATTACTTAGCCTCTTTCTTAGTCTTCTTAGTTGTTGTTTTCTTCTTAGTAGTTGTCTTTTTAGTTGTAGTAGTTTCTGTCTTCTTCTTACGACCACGCTTCTTCGGTGTTTCTTCAGCCTTATTTACAGAAGTAAGAATATCACCAATTTCCTTAAGCTGAATATTAGAAACCTTTTCTTCCTTAACTACTTTTTCAAATGGATTTGCAATATGCGAAACTACACCAATTGGAGCTGTTTCCTTGATATCTGCCATAGTCGGAGTAACTGCAACAAAATCATTCATGACCTGTTCCATTGCAGATTCATCGGCTCTCGGTTCTTCAACTTCAAATGGAGTTGTGTTTTCTGGAGTATAGCAATTATCTTTGCCCTTACTAGTTACAACTGGACCTGTATATCTATCGTTCTTAATGAAAGATGTATCTCGACCATACTTAGCATCATCATTGGAAGCAATACCATTATTTTCATCAATAGTATTCAATAATTCAGCTGTCTTATCGAAAATCTTCTTTTCAATTTCTTCTACAGTTTGCTGTGCTTTAGGGCACTGTTTTTTCTTTCCACCACCAAGAATGATATTCACGATAAAAATAACATTCAATAGAGCAGAAATAGATAGTAATGTAATTAATATTGTCATTTTTCCTCACTTTTATTTTAACGTTTGTGTTTTATTTATAAAATTGCCATGTCAAATTCTACTTTTATATTATTTAATAGAAATTTTTTACGTTCTGCATTATTTTCTTCATCGTATTCTTTTACCATTTTAAATAATTCTTTTAAATCTATTGTCTTAATTATTCCTTTATATTCAGAACACTTAAAACATGTAGCTATTGGCCAACCTTCTTTATCATCATAAAGATTAGCTAATATAACATTACCTGTAATTAAACTATTAAATGATAATCTAATACCAATAGGTGTATATCTATTACATAATACAATATAGTTTTCTTTATCCATTATATCAAATGACATTAGTTTTTTATTATATTCATATGTAAAGCAATCATATTTATCTGATAAATATGCTTTTGCTTGGTCAAAGAATTTATTAACCATGTCATTGATTTCGACGTAATTATAATTTTCCATTTTAAACACTTATTGAATGTGAAACAATCGGGAATTCCTGTTCTTTATAGAAAGCATATCTTTCATCATAATGCTGCATACAGTAATTCTTCTTTGTTTTACCAGTTCTAGTCTTATAGCTAAGGTCATCAACAATATCGTAAATAATAACCTTGTTCTTGGTATTATGTTTTCTAAGTCCTCTACCAATAGACTGAAGAACTTGAATTCTTGATTTACTGTTAGAATAAAGCATGACAGCATGAAGCTTAGGAATGTTAACACCAGTAGACATAGTTTTATATGTAGCTACAAGTAATGTTCCATCTTCTTCTTCCAACCCGACTCTTATTTCTTCTCTATCTTTTGCCTTAATGCTACCATTAATAATACTTACTTTTCTATCTGGATATGATTTCTCCAAATACTTTTTAATACTATCAAGATGTTCTCTGTGAGTTACGAGAATAAGCATATTATTGGTTGCAGGAGTATGGTCTATAACGAAATTCAAAACCTTGTTTCGATTATCGTATTCTTCAACCATCTTTACTTCTTCTGGATAGTTTCTATCTTTATTTTCTTTAATAAAATCAGTGGGGTATCTGAGATAAATCGTAGCAATAGTCATTTTGGACAAATAACCACGGTCAATCAATTCCTTAGATTTTAATTCAAAAACAACATTTCCTAAAACGCCATTAATCAATAATTGGTCAGACAATTCAGCCGGTAAAGTACCAGTTGTTCCAATCTTGTATTCAGCATTAAATGCACTCTTTACAATACGAGATAAAACAGAAGCTTTAGCTTGATGAGCTTCGTCAACAACGATTACATCATACTTCTCAAAGAATGACTTATCTTGCTTATCTAATGATTGCCAAGTAGAAATAAGAACTGGGGACTTATAGGTAGGTTTCTGACCAGAATAAAGCTTCTCTACATCTAATTCAATATCTTTCCAACCATATTCAGTAAAATCAGTATACATCTGTTCTACGAGCATTGTAGACGGAACGATTAGCAATATTCTTCTTGCTTTTCTCTTTTCAAGAAGGTATCTGAAAATAGAATAAATCATCAAAGATTTACCAGAACCAGTGCAAGACAAAAGCATACCTTTCTTATTAGTTAATGCAGCATGAACAGCATTCAACTGGTAGTCTCTAATTTTTAAACCACCAGTAATGTAACTGTCCAAATCTTTTTCGAGGTCATTTATATCAATATCATCTTTAAAATCATCAAAGAACTGAAGCTTGTAAGAATAGTTCTTTTTCTTACACCATTTAATCAAATTATCAACAAGGCCAATTGGCAATAACTGAGTAATAGCAGAATATGCTCTTACCTTACCATCCCATAAATGATGCTTATAACGTGGGTTAAATCTATAACCTGGTGCAAATGCGGAGAATAGATTATTTATCTCGTGATTGATTTCTTCATCACAATGTATTTGAGCAAATGACTCGTTGGATTTTTCAATAATTATATCTGCCATATAGTAATCTATTTATATCTTAATATATTAAATATAGAAAAAATTCTGGCATTGTAACCAGAATTTTACATTTATTTGAATTTTTTATATTATTATTTATCTTTCAAATATACCTATTGAACAATATCGTAGGTCTGTAAGAAAATATCTTCTTTACACGGATAGAATTCACCCTTAACACCCTTGATGATATAATCACTTTCAATAGCGTAATGATCACCTTCAAGAGTATGAATATACAAATTCCATCTCGGAGGAGCTACACCAGCATCATAAGCATGTGTATCAAGTTCAAACTTACAATCCTTACCACAGAACTGTTCAATTTCTTCTTTATTCTTTCCATTCCATTGAATACATTCAATAGTAACAGGCTTTTTTGTTGCCTTAATAACCATTTTTACTCCTTAATCATCAATACTATTCATATACAATTCATCGACAAAATATTCAATCTGATGAATTACATCGCCAACTGAATCATCCTTGGTCAAATAAACACCAATAGCATGCTTATGACCACCACCTTTACCCATACGTCTTGCAACTTCTGTTAAATCGATATCGTCGCATCGAACAGAAAGGTTATTCTTGTTCTTAATAATGAACCACTTATAGCCTTCTTTCTTAAGTGCATCAATACATTCAACATGATACTTAGAAGTTTCAAAGAATACACCGTTTCTTGCTAAGTCACTAATTTCAAGATTTTCATACATCATTTCAAATTCTTTCTTAGCGTCTACGAAATATCGCTTTTCTTCCTGATACATATTGGTATTTCCACCGATAAATCGTCTTATAAACCACTTATAGCCCATTTCCCAGAACATCATATTAAAATACTTGCTCTTAGGATTCTTGAGTCTAAACATATCATAATCATCGACTATTTCAACTAAATCGCTCAAATAAGAAATATCTTTATACTTCTTGATAAAATTATATGTAAGCATTGCACCAGAATATAACGTGTTGATAATAATATCACTATCGTTATTATAATTCTCAACTGATTCATGATGGTCAAGAACTAATACTGGACAAATCTTCCTTAAATCGTTAATTGTCTTTTCAGGGAAGAAGTCAGTGCAAATAATTGCTTCATACTGGTCCTTATATTCAGCTATTTCAGAAAGGAGTTTCCATTCACTTGAATAGTTGGTAGGGACAACAAATACAGTATCATAAAAGTTCTTCAGAACAATAGAAGAAGCGATACCGTCCATATCAATATGGGTAATATTCAATACTTTTAATTTTGGATTATTATAATTCATAATGATTAAATATAGAAAAAAACCATTGAGTTAACAATGGTTTTATAATATTCTAAATTTTTTAATTAACGTCTAGTAGAATCGTGTTCATCAGCAAGACTATCAAAATAATCTTCAATTTCTTCGATTGATTCACCGCCTTCTTCAGCGTCTTCAATCTTGTCAGTCATCTTGCCTTCGCTAAGCTGTTGCTTAATGTAGTCTTTGATGTCAGAAAGATCTTCTTCGATTAGCTTGAACTGTTCATCATCTTGACACTTGATTGCTTCATATTTATCAAGCCATTCTTGTAACTGTCTCTTATTCATCTTGCTAGGAACTGCACTATACAATTCGTCAATACTTGCATCTTGGCTAATATAACGAGAGTATTCTTTCTTGGCTTCATTTACAGTATAACCTTCAGCATAAAGATTGCTGATAAAATCAATACCATATTGGTCAAGCTGTGCACCTTCAGTAACGAGGTCAATAAATTCGTCACAATTCATATCGCCTTGAACTGCTTCATAAACAGGTTGTGATTTCTTAACCTTGTGTCCGCAGCTTGCGATAATCTTTTTTGCTTCTTCGATAGTCATAACTTCTCCTGTATTTTATTTATTTCTTATAAGTCCTTTTGTATATAGAAAATGTAAAAATGCGAATAGATGTTTGCAGACACCTGTATATTTCTTTGGGTTATGTTGTTTATTAGAAATACTTGCCCAACTTGGAATCGGTGCTACTTGTGCACTATTTTTAGTATTAGGGTGACTTAAATTATATCTATAAGCATTGCAATTACAAGTAACTTTACCTAAATCTTCCATATTAAACGGTAATTCTGTATTATCTCTATGGAATTGTGCTGTACAGACGTATGACTTATTAGGGTCTTCTTCAGAATTTACTTGACCTTGTGCTGTCATATCCTCAGTATCTTCCCCTTCTACTTTAAAATGCTTTACTTGTATTTTATTTTCGTCAGAATATGGGAATACTTTACGATAATTATTAATCAAATCATTTATCGTCTGACCTGCTTCTGTAAGTATTGCAGTTTCTTTTTCTATATAGTTTTTAAAATTCATTATGTATTATTTATAGATATTTTTAACTATCACACGTTAAAATATTCCGTTCTGAGAGATCAAGCCTATCCAGGAATAGATAGGAAAGAACAGAATAAAATATCCCGTCGTCGAATCTGTGGGTTTTATTGGTAATCTTACGAGGCGGTCATCCTGTACTTCGGCTACATATTACCATACCATGGCGGCTAAATGTATAATTTGCTAGATTATACTTCGCTGGACTAGCATCGCCAGTTAAATACCTGGCCATCAATGATAGGAAGAAATGTCCTCAATCTTCCGATGGCCTACCCTCTACCGACAACTACATTGGATTGAGCTTCGCTCCGAGGAATAGGGCTTTAGCATGTCAAGGAGCAATTATAGAAAATTTTTTGAATGTAAACAATTTTTAATAAAAAATCCGGTTTTTTCAACCGGAATTTTTTAAACATTATATCCAGAAACTAATCCTGTAACTGGTATTACACTTACAATTCCATCTTTTTCAAGTATTGCAAGACCAGAAAGAAAATTTAACCATTTATAGTTAACTCTAAAATCAATCAGTTTATTTAATGTTTGAACTACTAATGGCATAACATTTTGGTCATGTGATATCAAAATATTATTTTTTGTTGTTGTTCTTGTTAATACTGAAGATACAAAATTATATGATACTTCGTTTATATCATTGAATGCTGTTCCAGTACCAAAGCCATCATACATATAATCATACCAAGTTCTATTATAACCTCTTGTATTAATTAAATTATTATATTCTTTTGAATTTTTTATATAATTTAAATCTGTAGCCACTGTATTAATATTCTTTATGCTTCTTATTGATGGAACATATTCAATATGTCTTCCATGTGCTATATAATATGCTGTTTGTTTAGTTCTGGTAATATTTGTGCTATAATAAGACATTTCATCTGGTAATATACTTAAAGCCTTACCAGCTTGTTCTGCTGCATGAACACCTAATGGAGTCAATTTTACAGTATCTGACCAGTTATCCCTAGGTCTAATTGAATGACGAAGAACAAAAATAACTTTATTCATATCATTTTTTAATGCATAATCAGCAACACGCCTAATACTAGAAAACATATGCTTTGATGTCTTCGAAATACTGTAATTATCGTCTGAATAAACCAATTTTTTATCTTCAAATATCAATCTTCCCATATCTTATTTATAAATAATATAAAAGGAATTATAAATTATGACTGTATTAGATACCAATCATCCTGTAAAAACTTGGTCCAGAAATACCGTTGCAGACGGTGACTGGTTGAATATAAATACTATTCAACCACTAATTGACAGAACGAATGATATTGAAGAAGATCAAGCTGCATTATTAAATGGAGAAACAGAACTTTTAGATTCATATAGTGAAGATATGCAGCTAAAACCAGGAAATAGGGTTTATTTAGATGCTAATCATAATACTAAAGAGCTTACAATAGGTATTATTAAATCTGTTGTAAAAATAGCTGGTGATAATATAGTAGCAAAAACAGTAAAATTTACTGTAGATCCAGAACAAGCACAAGCATATTATGATTTAAATAATGGTATTCTTGAAGAAAATATTAAACGTTATGATGGAACAAAAATTACATTAGAAAATAATAAAATATTTTTAGAACCAGGATTTTATCTTGTAAATTGTTCCATTGCATTAAAAAAAGCAGAATCTTTTGTATCTGGTAATACAAAAGAATTTACATTTAGATTACTTGCTGATATTGGTGATTTGGATAATAGTCAGCCAACAAATATATCATGTAAAATTGATAATATAGATACAATTCCAGTAGATGCTGGTTATTTTAATATGACATTTTCATTAAATGTTTATGTAAAAACAAATTTAGTATTAATATTATGCAATCGTGATAATATTATAAATTATGATCCATTAGATACACATATATTAAAAAGTTTAACTATAATTGAAGAGTAATAATATATGGATAATATAACCAGTAGAACAAATTATTTGAATAAAGAACTTGTAGATGATATTGCTCAATACGATATGGGTTCTTTTTTCCAAGATGGTTATGATTTCGGAAAATGCCAATATATGTTCGTTAGAAAACAAGATGAATGTAGACCAGATGTTTTATCTTATAGAGCATACGGCACGTCGAACTATTGGCATTTTATAATGTGGTTTAATGGCTTTATGGACCCGTGGAACGATTTGGTAGAAGGACAAGTTATCAAATATCCGCCGATTCAGAAAGTAAGAGATTTTTTCAAATGGCGTTTACGCAAAACTAAAGACAATACAGAAAAATCTAAATAAAGGGTGACAAGAAACTATGCAATTTTTAGACTATAAGAATAATGTTGAACAAATTTTAGCTAGAAAGCATCTTCACATGAAAGATATAAATGTGGATATGGACGCTATGTTTGAAGCATATATTAATAGCGTTAAGCCAATAGATTTTATAAAGTCTATGTATACTCTTAATGAAAGTTGTCAGACTGATAAGTTTACTGACTATTATAATAAAGTCAAAGATTTTGCATTACAAAATGGTTTCAGAATCATTAAAATGCCACGTGAACTTAAAGAAGAAGTTATTAACTTCTATAATGAAGGTTATAATTCAGTTGTAGCTGGAAAGTATATAACTGAACAGATTAAAAAGAATAGCATTAAACAAGACAAAGCTCCTATTAATGCTGATGTATTGAAAAATAAACTTTTACTTCTTACTCATAATATTGCCGATTGTGCATTGAAAAATGTAGAATTGAATAGAACAGAAGCAAAAGCTATATTGAAGATTAAAATCTTCGAAATGCGTAATGAAATTAGCACTGATATTAAAAGTTATGTCAGAGAATTGAATAAGTATTTTACGGCTTATCTACGTCAGAATATTGACAACAATACACGTATTGAAATAATGGGCTATAATATTGTCGGACGTAGTGTATTTGTTACTGTTAAAATGAAAATTGATTATTTAGAAACTGAAGATTCTAATGGTTTCAATTTTAGTGCAAATGAAACAGCAAATATTATTGAAATGTATATTAATGTATTCAAAACATTTGCTGAACAATACAGAAATATAGTTTAAATATAATCAGAATAATTTAATAAAATCTGTAAATTTTATTAAATTAACTATATTTGTTTAGTTTATGAATTTTAGTGAAATTGTATTATTAACAAGAAGTTCTTATTATTATGATATAAAAGAATGGATTGAATATTATATAAAGCTAGGTTTCGATCATATAACAATTTACAATAATGAAAGTCCTGTAGATATTGAAAAATTAACAAAACAATATAATAATATTTCATATTTTAAAATAGCTGGATATCCAGACCAATTAAATTTAGAATTGACTCATTATAATCAATCTAAATATAATTGGGTATTTTTTTGTGATGATGATGAATTCTTATGGCTAAGTCCAAAATACAAAAATATAAATGATTTTATAACAAAAAAATCAGAAGAATTACAGTGTGATAATATTGCTATATATTGGACAAAAATTGCTGGAAACCCATGTCCTATTGAAAGAGCAGATACACCAGAAACAACTCAAATAAAAACATTCTTATTTACGCAATTTATAGAAATTGATTCATGGACAAAATGTTTCTATAAAACTGGGCAAAAAATAGAAAAAATGCAATGTCATTATGCATTGCCTCTTATTAATACAAAAGATGTTAATAATAATAATATAACTATTAATGATGTTCATAAATTTGATTATAATTTTATGAATGATGATGCTATAATTTATCATTATTATCATAAATCTTGGAAAGAATTCTATACAAAAATGAATTCAAGATATGCTGCAAGACCAACAAATTATAAAGATGAATTTCCAAAATGTCAAGATATAAAAAATTATTTTAATTATGCTAGGTTATTATATAATATAGGATATTGTAAAAATGATAATAAAATCAGACAACAACTCTACGAAACGTAATTATTATAGTGTTTATGAACCAATAGATTCATATGTTACAGCAAATATTGTTTGGACTGGTTTAGATTTACAATATGATAAAATATTTACTGAATTATATAATACTAAACCTATCGAAGGATATATTACATATAATTATTGTGACAATTATATAGAATTATTAAATAAAATAAAAAATAAAATAGAAGCAGAAAATAAAATACCAAATATTACGATATATATAAATAAAAATATAAAACCACATGATATATTTTTAAAATATTTTACAGTAATAAAATATTAACTAATGATAATTAATACACCTATATTAAATACTATCTATAAACCAATTTTAAAAAATGACATTTTAATATGTGGAATGACTACATGGAAAGAACGCATAAATTATATAGAATGTCCTTTATGGCATATTTGTAAACAAGTTTTACAACCTGATATATTTTATTTGGTTTTATCAGAAGTAGATTTTCCGAATAAAGAAGTTGACTTACCACGATTTATTTTTAGTTATCTTAAAAAATATAGTTTTTTTAAAATATTATGGGTTAAGGATAATATTAAACAATTTAAAAAGAATATACCTATTTTAAAGAAACATTGGAATGATAATATTGTATATTATAGTTTAGATGATGATGTTTTATATGATAAATATTATCTATATAAAACATATAGATTATTTAGTTATTTTAATAAAACTGATGATACTATAATAACATATAATTTTGGTTGGCCACCAGAAAATCCAATTTGGTATGATATAAATTATAAAAGAGTTATAGGTAAATTTGAAATTTTAAAACCTAGTTTTTTTAAAAACAAAAATGTATTAGATATTACAGAAGATGATATAAAAAATTCAAGTAATTGGATTTCAGAAGATTGGTGGATAACTTATAATTTACGAAAAAATAAAGAATTAGCATGGAAATTTATAAATTATAAGTTTTTAAATAATTTATATAAAAATTATTATCTATCTAATAAAAATCCATTACAAGATATTTATGTAGAAATTAAAGATAAAGACAAATTTAAAAATATTATAAAACTTTATAATTCAAAATTCAATAATAAATAAAATATTATGATAGTTAAACATAATACTACTGTACCAAAATCAATAGGAGTAATTCCTAGAAAATTAATAGATATGTCATTAGATTTTAATGGACATAATAAAAATTCTTTTATGTATAAATCTGAAATTTTATTAATGACCAATTCTACAAAAGACAATTTTAGTAATCTAATAGACTGGATTTATTATCATAAATTTATCATAAAAATATCTCAAATAACTATTGTTCATAATAATTGTAATGACGAAGAAAGTAAAAAATTATTACAAAATATATGTAAAGCATTTGATATAATATATTATTATGAACCAGAAGGAAATCAAGAATTAATTTTTAATAAATATCAACCTAAATCTATGGCAGAATGGCTTATATGTATAGATGAAGATGAATATATTTACTTAAATAATGAAACGCTTGATTCTATTTTAGATAGTCATATTAATGAATATAAATTGTCTTTATGTATGATTAATTTTTATTCAGAAAAATTAATTAAAAATAAAGATAATACACCATGGCCTATATTGTTTGATTATTATGATCCAACAATGAATAGTATAAAATGCGAGTCTAAATATTTCCCAACATCTACATTCTTTAAGACATTTGTAAATAATAAATATAAGCATTATTTATATAATGATAAAAATAATGATGTAGTTTATGTTAATTTAAGCAATCCAATTATTAATGGACGATTTAATTGTGTATATCCAAAATTTACTGATAAGTTTTACAATATATCTGTTGTTCATAATCCATTAACTATTGTAGATAATGATATTAAGCCAAGTTTAAATATATCACTTAATAATTATACATATGCTTGTGATATTTACGAATCTTTTAATATTATTGAACAAAACTTTAAATACTTTATTGCACATTTTAAATATAGAACACAAGAAGAACATATAAATAAATGTTTACATAATAAGTTTAAAGATGTTTTAGCTAATTATTACAAAACATATGAAATTGATGTAATTGAAGATATTTATAATCATGGTAATTTTATAAAATATAATAAAATTAAAGAATTATTTATTCCATATATTCCTGATATAAATAAGATGAAGTCTAAAATATTATGATTGTAAAAAATAACACAACACATTTATTTCCTAATCTATTATATTGTAGAGATTTTGACAACTATGTTAATTTCGATTTTAAGAAGCATAATACAATTAAGAAAAAATATAATACAGAAATAATATTAATAACAAACTCTGATAATTTAAAAAATCTTTATGGTTTTATTAATTGGTATATTAATATACTTAAATTTGACCACATTATTTTAATTGATAATTATACAGATAATCGTTTTAATAAATTTAGTAAATTTGAAAATGTAACTTATAAACATAAGCCAGGAATATTATTACAGTCAGAAATATATAATGAATATGTAAATAATTCACAAGCAAAATGGGTATTACCCATAGACGATGATGAATTTTTATATATTTCTGAAAAATTTGGTCATAACATAAATACATTTTTAAAATATATGGAAGAAAATCATTTTGCCTATAAATATTCATTTGAATGGCATATGATGTTTTCAAAAACTATATTTAAAAATATACCAGATGATTTATATCTTAATAAGTATATTTATACATCATTTGGTATAAATACTAAAATTGATCAAATACATTTAATAAAGACAATAGTAAATACAGATATAAGACATCTTTATTGTAATGATAATGCAAATCCATGTCTAATTAATGAAGATGGAACCGTTGAACAATTACATAAATCAAAAGAAGAATCATTTAATTATAATGTAGTTGGAACTGTTCATAATCCAATTAGTAAAAAAGATAATAATATATGTGATGCTTTTAATTATACTGCTAATAAATCAATTAAAGGCTTATATTATAACGGACCTATAATAATAAATTCTGATGTTTTTATTGCACATTATAAATACAGATCAGTTATTGAATATCAAAATAAAATAAATAATTATAAATTTCCAGATATTCTCACAAATTATGTAAATTCAAATTATAAAATAGATACAATTTATGATGTATATGATAATATAAAATATAATATTTCAATACAGCCAGAATTATTTAATTTATATAATGATTACATAAATAATTTATAAAAGGTAATTTTTAATTACCTTTTATTTTATATAATTACAATAATGTAAATATAATTTTTCACTTATTTCATTAAGATTATTAATTTTTCTAATACCCCATTCTATTTTATTATCAGATGATTCATTAAAAATAGGAGATAATGCTTTTCGTAAATACAATCGGCGTTTATCTGATTCAATTAACTCATATGGTCTTTCTACTATACCATCAGTAACTTTTCCAGATAATACAATATCTCTAATATAACCTATTTTATAGCCTAATGCTAAAATTTCATCTCCTAAGAAATCATCTTCTCCACCCCAAATGCCGTCAAATATAGGATGAAAAATCCTACCTTTATTTAAAATACGTAAATCTCTAATAACTTCTTTTTTTAAATAGATTCCACATGTAAAAATAAAGCTTTCTTTATTATAATATTCTCTTGGAATTAATCCATGTTCTTCAGTAAATTTTATTTTTCTAAAGTCATTTACTTCTACTGGAAAAACTATAACATCATATATATTTTTTAATTCATTTATTTTAGATATTGGATTAATTGATGGAATTTTATCTTCATCGAAAAATAAAATATCTTTATCTATTATATCATTTGCACCAATATCACGACATTTTCCAGCAAAAAAACCATTATCATTTATATTACTATTAATTATTTTAATATTTGAATAATTATTAAAATTAATTCTATCTTTAACAAATATTAAATTATTATTTTTAAATAAATGTACAAAATCTAATATATAATTATTTGTTGTATGAACGCAAACAATAATATTAATATCTGAACTTATTAGATTCCTAATTAACATATATTATATATATTTAGGATTATCATGATTATAAAACAAAAATCAAAAAATATTTACATCTATATTGAATATAATTATAATAAAAAAACTGATTATATAAATTTAATTAATCTTGAAAATAATATATTAAATGAACGCAGAAATATCATATATTTTAATAATGTATTTTATAGACAAGTAAGTTTATTTTTAAATGATACTTATATTGGTAATGTAATAGAACCAAATAAATATTTTAAAAATGATATAGGTTCAACTGCCTTTGTTATAAAAAATTCTAAAAATTTTGTTATATCAGTAAACAATAATTTTTTTATATTAAAAAATTCTACTATCAATATAAAAATAGATATCAATAAATATTCAAAAATATCTGAGCTTGTAAAAGAACTAAATAATCATAATATAAATACTGATTTTATAACTGATGGTAATTGTAAAGATTTATTAAAAATTACTGATATTGCTATAAATGATAATAATCTATCAATCTTATATGAAAATACTAATAATGAAATTAATACATTAGAAATTTTAATAGATGATAAAAATAATCTATTTGTTTCACGTAATGGTCAAACATTAAATTTTTATTTACAAAATTATATACAATTAAATAATATTGCTCTAATAAATGATATTAATATCAATTATAAAAATTTTATTAAATCAGATATTAATCTACTGAATTACGAAATAATAACGCATAACTATAATAATTTAATAAAATATCAACTAATAAGCAATAAAAATCCACATGTTGTATTATTATCTGCACATTTATTAACAGATATACCGGATAAAAATATAGATAAAAATTCGTATTGCATATCATTAGAAAGATTAGATAAAATATTTAAATATTTGATAGATAAAGGTTATACTCCTATAAAATGGGAAGACCTAATAAATTGGAAAATTAACGGTAATAATATACCTAAAAAATCATTTAATATAATGATAGATGATTTCCCTGTTGATTGTTATACAGAATCTTGTAAATATGAATTATTTAAAAAATATAATATAAAACCAGGTTTAGCTTTAGTTATTCCAGTTTCAGGTAATATTAATGATGAAATTAAAATAGATGATATATTAATTGATAATACTTTTAATTATCAAAATAATAATTATACAAGAAGTGAAATTATTAACATTATAAAATCTGAATATTTTTTAGCAAATCATACCGATCATTCTAAATTAACAACAAAAATAAATAAAACTGATTTAATTACATATTTTAAAAATGCAATAAAAAATAATGTAACTCCCGATGTTATTGTTTATCCATTTGGAGATACAAATGATTTATTATTAGACTTAATAAAAAACTTAAATATCTTTAAAATAGGTATAGATATTGACCGTTTATGGTATATTTCTAATGCTATAAATAATTATAATTTATTTAGATATTCAATTACAAAAAAGAATGAAATTAAAGATATATTAAATAAAATAGATTCATGATTATAAAAACATTAATTAATTTTGATTATTTTATTATAGCGTTGACTTCTTGGAAAAAACGTATTAATACAACATATTATGCAATTAAAAGTGTCTTAAAGTATAATAAAAAATATAATTATAAATTTATTTTAACCTTATCTACTGAAGAATTTCCAAATAAAGAAAAAGACTTACCAAATAAATTATTATCGATTAAAG